TCCCCATTCTGGTCAAAGCTATCCAGGAACTCAAAGCAGAGATCGACATTTTGAAAGCAAGGAACTAAACATGGCAATTACTTACGATTGGATCTTCAACCCCCTCACCGTCAAGCCCGTAGAAGGCTCTTTGACGGATGTGGTTATCACTGTTGATTGGCGGCGCTATGCTGTCGATGGAAACTACTACGCTAGTAGCGTATATGGTCAGGTTTCCCTTGGCCCCCCGAACCCTAGCGATTACACTGCATTCGCAGACCTGACGAAAGCGCAGGTACAGGGATGGGTAGTTGCTTCTTTAACCCAGCCTGTTGTCGATCAGTATGACGCAAGTTTGGCTGCTGACATTGAGCGGCAGAAGAATCCGCCGACCATTCCTTTACCTCCACCTTGGAAATAAACTATGGCAAAGCCTCAATCTGATTTGATCTCTAAGCTGCTGCACGGCGTGACGGCAGCGCATATGTTGCATCTCCAGGCTAAAGGCCCTGGGAGCTTTGCAGCGCACAAGGCATTGGGAAACCTTTACGAAGAGCTTGGAGAATTGACGGATTCTCTAGCGGAAGAGTGCATGGGAGTGCATGGAGTGATTGACTCCTTCCCGGCTGAGAAGTTTACTCCTCCGAAGAACGCTGTTGATTTCGTAGAGGAACTGTATCGTTACGTCACGAACAATCGTAGCCAAATCGGTAGCGAAAGCCACTTGCAGAATACCGTAGACAGCATTCTGTCTCTTCTTGCTTCTACCCTTTACAAGCTAAAGAATCTTTCTTAGGAGTCTTATGTCCTTCAAGTCTTTTGCGAAGAAGCTGTTCTCTCGTAGTGCTGCTACCAAGTTCTTGGATTATGTGTCTGTCGTCTATCCGATTGTCGAAATTGCTGCGGTGTATACCCCAAACAAGTTTGACGATGAGATCATCGTTCTTGCAAAGCAGTGGGGAGTGCAAGCGATGTTGGACGGATCCAAGAGCAAGGGAGAAGTGATAAAGGACATTGCTATCCAGCAGGCGCAACGGCGTCTTCCTCAGGTGCCGAAGGAAATTATTGGTCGCGCCGTGGAAGTAGCGTATCAGCAGATGAAGGCAGTAGCCAAGCTGTAGTAGTAGAATGTAGAGTATGAATCCAGATCAATTCATCTACATTGACAACGAACGAGTATTCATGAGTGAGCTAAATGATCGTCAGAAGTACTTGGTGTCTCAGATTTCTGACCTTCAGGCAAAGCTGACGCAAGTTCAGTTTAGCGCCGATCAGTTGAATGTGGCGCTGAAGTTCTTCTCTGAGGAACTGAAGCAAAGCCGAAAGAAAGAAGAGCTTGAACCTGTAGTTGCCTAATGTATGCCTCTGGTAAAAATCCAACCTAAACCTGGGATCGTCAAGGACGTTACCGAATACTCTTCTGAAGGGTCTTGGTACGACTCAGACAAGATTAGGTTTAGGCTGGGTTTCCCGGAGGTGATTGGTGGATGGCAGGCATATGCAGATGCTGAAACCATCTACGGTACTTGCAGGTCGATGATTCAATGGACCTCTCTCTCGCTAGAGAGGTTTATTGGTTTAGGAACAAACCAGAAGTATTACATCGAAGCTGGTCAATACATTAACGACATCACCCCGATTAGAGCAACGATTGCTTTAGGAAGCAATCCTTTCCAGACGCAGGAAGTAGGCACCGGGAAGATGAAGGTGACAACTCCTACGGGTCACGATGCAATCGAATTCGATTGGGTAACCTTCTCTGGGGCTACTGGATTTGATGGCTTTACAGCAGATCAGTTGAATGTAGAAGTACAGATAACTGAGATTATTGACGCCACCAATTTCTACGTTGTTTTCCCTGCTGGCGCTACGATTACTCCCTCTACTTCTGGAGGTGGTGCTAGCGTCAGTGCTGCTTTCCAGATCAATGTTGGCTTGAACACTCAAGTCTATGCAACTGGATGGGGATCAGGCCCTTGGGGTCGTGGCCCTTGGGGTAGCGCATTTGCGCCAATCAGTCCTACGGATAATCTTAGGTTTTGGTCGAACTCTAACTACGGTCAGGACTTGGTTATCAACCCCAGGTATGGAGACATCTACTACTGGACTGCTAGCGGGGTTGACCCTCTTAATACGAGAGCGGTGTCTTTATCCTCTATTGCTGGCGCTAACGATGCGCCTACGGTAGCGTCTCAGGTACTTGTCTCTGACGTTGACAGGCATTTGATTGCCTTCGGATGCAACGAGATAGGGTCTTCAAGCCAGAACCTTTTGCTGGTTCGTTGGTCTTCCCAGGAAGATTATCTGGACTGGGAACCCAGGACGGACAACACTGCTGGAGGTTTCACCATCTCCAACGGTTCTGAGATCGTTTCTGCTATTCCTACCCAACAGCAGATCCTTGTCTTTACGGACAAGGCGCTGTTTGCGATGGCATATACGGGACCGCCCTACACCTTTAGCTTCACCCGGATTGGCGAGTCTGTCTCGATTATCGGGCCTAAGGCTGGCGTAGACGCCAGAGGCACAGTGTACTGGATGGACAACAACAACTTCTATATGTACAGCGGAAGTGTTGTTAAGATGCAGTGTCCTGTGTTGAGCTATGTGTTCTCAGACTTGGAATGGTCGCAGAAGCAGAAGGTAGCTGCTGGAGTAAACGCTCAGTTCAATGAGATCTACTGGTGGTATCCCAGTGTTACAGATGGAACTGGAGAGAATAGTCGATACGTTTGCTATAACTACGTTGAGAACCTGTGGACGATAGGAACGATGGATCGTACTGCATGGTTGGATCTGGCTACGGATGGATTTCCTATTGGCGCTATGCCGAATGGAGATTTAACAGAGAAGAATACTACGACTAGCCTCTACCAGCACGAGTACGGATATACTGCTGATGGATCTAACATTGTTGCTCACGTTACCTCTGGCCCTATCGACATCGAAGATGGGGAGCAGTTCTCCTTCATCAGCAGGATTATCCCTGACGTCCAGTTTGTTACCGATCCAAGGGTGAGTGCTGCTGGAATTACGAAGAAGGTGAATGTGCAGGTGTACGGTGTCAATTATCCGATGAGCCAATCAGGGTATCAGACAAACACTGTGCTTGTGCAGGGAGAGATCCCAACTTCTACGCAGAAGAATTTGCGTATTCGGGCGCGACAGATTGTATTGAAGGCAGAGTCTTTCACAGGTGGAGATCCTGTGTACAAGTGGAGACTTGGGTCTAACCGTCTTCAGATTCAACCGGACGGCATGAAATGAACCGCAACACTCCAATACAGACGCTCCCCAAGCCTCCATCAGAATACGATCAGACATACTTCGACTCTCTTGTTAAGAACCTTGGAATCCACATATACAATCAACGGGTTCCTGGAGAAATGGTTGGAGCATCCATCATGCTCCTGCAATGCCCACGAAGTGGATATGGGCTTAGAGATGGCATGGTGTGGGCAGATGGAGATGGCGTATTAAGGATTGTCGTGCAAGGACAAGTGTTCGCACCAACAAACAAGATAAAGATTAAACTGGGTACGGTGACAGTAACGACATGAGCAAAGGTATTGCGTCTCTTGCAAAGCAGGTTGCTTCGGAAGGCAGGGGTGGAGATTCCACCCTTTTGCATATTCACCCTAGCGAATTAGCTGGGATCGAAGCGATCCTTCGGCAGTTGGACCCGGATGTAAAGATCACCCTTAACCCGGAGACGGGGATGTACGAGGCGTTCTCGTGGAAGAAGTTGTTGGGCGCAATAGGGCTGGGCGCTGCTGCGGTTGGTATTGCTGTAGGCACTGGAGGTGCTGGAGGAGGGCTTAGTGCAAAGCTGGCTGGACTTGCTGCAAAAGTTGGAAGCTCTCTTGGGATAAAAGGATCTGCTGCCCTTGGCGTTAAAGCTGCTGCTGCTGGTGCGGGTAAAGCTGCTACTGCTTCCGGCCTTAGCAAGTTTCTTGGTTCTGTAGCTGTCCCTGCTCTCGTTAGTAGTGCTGCTAGTCAAGGAGTCGGTGCTTTAATGCCTGATCCTAAAAACAAAGGGCAGCAAATTATGAGCGATGTAGCCAACTACAAACAGAATCTCTTCGCACCAGACTATGCTCGTCAGCGATTTGCTATCTCTGGTCCTTCTGTTGTTCCTATTTACGGACAGCCTCAACAGCAACAGCCTGTACAGCAAGGCCCTCAGCCTCAGGGGATTGTTTCAACTCTAGGCATGGGGACTCCGTCATTAAATCCTCCCGACGAAGAAGAGGATGCAATCCGTTCCGCGCAAGGTGGATCTCTTGAACCTGAAGAAGAGAAGGCGCAGAAGATTATCCGCG